CGGATGAGCCAAGCGCGGCGCAGGCGAGGGTGACGATGATGGTTTTTGTGTCCATGGCTATGTACCTTCTTCCGTGATCTTCTTCCACCCGTCCGGGTTAACGGATGGGTTCCAGACGTTGGCGGCGAGCAGGGATTCGTAGAGCTCGTCCTGCCACCAGCCTTTTTCGCCTTTGGAGAATGCAAGGCCGGCGGTGATGGTCTCGGGGATGATGCGGAAGCCCTGCTTGTAGGCGATGTCTTCCCAGAGGGCCGGGGCGGCGTCCGGGGTGTTCTGGGCCGTGTCCCAGAGGTCGGAGGCGGCGCGCTTGATGGTGCCGCCCCAGTTGATGCGCGTGCCGGCTTTGACGAGGCTGCCGGAGCCGGTCAGGCGGGTGAAAAGCTCCGGCGCGAGACTCGCGTCGGCGTCAGTGAGACTGGCGGCGCTTTTGACGATATAGGGGCGCAGCGCCCGCGCCCGCTCGGTGTAGGTGCTCATGTTATTCCGCCTCCCCAAGTAAAATTTTCGCCGCGTTCTCTGCATCTGTGAGTGGCAGTGCCGCACCCATTTCCTCATAGCTGCCCTCCGGCTCCGTACCTTTCAACGTGTAACCGGGGAGATGAAACACCCTGTCAGAAAGCACCTGATGCTCAGTCCCTTCTTCATCTGTAATAGTCACAGCCATCTTAGCGCAAAATCCTTCTGCCTGATCTTCCTTGCACGGGACATAACAACCGTTGCCGTGCAGTCGGATGGGCACAATACTGTCCGCATACCCGGCAAACGCGCCGTCCTGTTTTACTGCATACATGGCGTCCCTCCAAATTTCTCTTGATAGATTTTCTCCAATCGCTCTGTACTTGCGGTTCTCAACCGATTTTTCCAATACCCGTTTTCCTGCCCCGGCCATTTTTCATCCGTGAAGTCTTCACCGCAGCCGTTTTTTTCATACCAGCGATAGAGGCGTTCAAGCATTTCCTGCCGCGTCGCGCCCTCTGGTGTATTCTGCCTGAAATGCTCCCACCCGTTTTCGGATGTCGCAGCGCATATCCGCCTGCCGTCCGCTGCAAACAGGAACCCTTCGATCTCCGATACCACAGTCCCATACTGGAGATTAAATGCTCCATCAATACCCTGTCTATGAAATCGCTTATATACGATATACTCCATGGATTTGTCCCTCATACACAAAAGCCGGGTGGGAAGCCGAAGGAAGCGCTCGCGGTGCGGTCTTCGGCTGTCCCCTTGGTGTTCACATTCTCGAAACCGTCGGAGCTGCTCGCAAGCGGAGAACGGAGCCACCAACGAGCGGCGGCACTCGTTCCGTTGTGCTTGTACTTTACCTTGCTGTTTCCAGCGGAATAATAGGCGTACTGCGCTTGCTTACTCGCCTCGTTCGAGTTTGCTCTCGAAATGCTCCCGAAAACCTCAAACTCCGAGAGGAGGAAAAAGTAATCCTTTGTCGCCGTGACCGCACTCGCGGATGTGCTATTATTTCCCGTATTGTCCGTGTACTTGGTAACGGACTTTAGGACTGCACGGAGCGCCGCCGGAATGACTGCGATAATCGTTCCGGAATAGCTCGAGAGGCTTGTCCCGCAAATATTTGTACGCATTTGCGAGCTCGCCCATCCGCCGGAGTTCGTTGCACTACTGTTCATAGAGAAATAGCCGGTTGTCGAAACGGGCGAGGTATAGTAACTATCGCAGAAACACACGTCCGTACCGCCGGAGAGCGCGGTCTTTGCAAGTTGGAAATGGATACGGTTTTCCCCTTCTAGGCTCGCGTTATGGTTAAATCCAATAATGAACGCATATGTTGTGTAATTAGATAGTGTAAGATGTCCAACCGTGCCGTTTAGCGTTACAGCCTTTCGGTCACCGACGCTCCAATAGTTCGCGCCCTGTCCCGCGTCGGATATATTTTTTATTGTTTCCCAAGTATTTTTATTCAGTATCGGATATACAAAATTAAGCGACACCGCGTAGCTGTCCGTGATAGATACGGATTTTGTGTCGGACGTTTTCCCATCCAGTGTCGCAGATACGCTCCATGTGCCGATCTCCGGAACGATAAGCGTACAAACTCCGGTACTGTCAGATGTTCCGCTGATCGTTTTGGATCCGTTTGTCGCCGTGACTGTCGCACCGGCAGATACCGTTACGATCAGCTGCGGGGCTATGCCTGTCTGAATCGTACCGACTGCTGCGGCGAGCCCTTCGATGGTTTGTGCCGCAGGGGCTGTGCCGCCTTTGGCCTCCACTGCGTCATATGCCGCGCCGACTGCCGTGATAATGCGGTCGATCTCTGTCTCTACGCTCATACCTGTTCCTCCTTTAAATCGCGGCCAGCGCGTTTTCGATATCGTCCGTCAGGCTTACCGTGCCGCCGGAGGTATAGCCCGCAGGGACCGCGACGCTGGTCTGTGTGAGGCCATCGATGGTCTTCGAGATCGCGCCGTTGTTGGCCATGGTGCCCTCTACCTTGCTGCCGTCGGCCAGCACGATAAACTTGCCGTCCAGCACGTCAGCCGCTCCGGCAGTCACGCCGGAAACGTCCTTGTACTTGTCGGGAATCGCTCCGACCTTGACCTTGCCGAGAACTTTACCCTTCGTGGGCGTAATGTCCTGCGCGGCCTCGGCAGGCGTGGCAGACTTAATTTCCAGCACGACGGATACCTTGCCCGTGCCGGAGTGCTTACCGGCAGGGACAGTGTACTCCTGGTTCCCGGCCGTCGCGTCCAGCACTTTCTCCACTGCACCGTTGTCCGGCATGGTGCCTGCCTGCGTCACGCCGTCGGCGTCGATGAAGACTTTATTCGCCAGCACGTCTGCGGGCGCGGCGGTCGTGGCGGAGACGTCCTGATAGTTTTCCGGAATCGCGCCGACGGTCACGCCGGACAGGCCGTAATAGCCCTGATCTGGCGTGATGGCCTGCTGCTCCTTGGTCGGCGTGACGGTCTTGGCTTGCAGCTGGTAATTGCCGCCGCCTCCGACGCCCTTGACCGTGCCGGTGCCGTCGTGGTAGCCCTTCGGGACGGTGTAGCTCTCGCCCTCTTTTACCTGCGCGTCGACCGCGCCGTTATTCTTGATGGCGGCGGCCTTGTCGGCCAGCGCGTCGAGCTTGTCCGTGCTCGTGGCAAGGCCGAGGCCGACGAGCCATGTGCGCAGCTTGTTCCGCGCGGTCTGCAATCTTGTAATTTCAGTCTGTGTGCTCATAAAATCACTCCTTTAGATGGTCGCCAGCAGGGCGTTGATGTTCCCGACCTCCGTATACACGGCGGCGGACGTTACGGGCTTGGTGTTGTCCTTTTCGACTGCGTTCGCCGTATCGACGGACAGGGTGTTCGTTTCGGCGTCCAGCTTGAGGCCGGAGCCGATCTGATAGCCTCCGCCGGAGCCGCCGCCGGAATTGCGGGCTTCGTTGATGGCGGCAACGAGGTTGTCCTTGTTGTAGGTCTTGAGATCGTTCAGATCACCGATCTGCGCTTGCAGCTGCGCCCAGATCGGCAGCGTCGGCTCCGCAGCCGGGTCGCCGGACGGCTCTGCCGCAGGCTGCACCTTGCCGAGCGTCACCCATACCGTCGGGAGGACGACGCCGGATGCGTTGGATCCGTACACACCGACGCGGGCGATCAGCCCGGCGTCAGCAAGGATCTCATACGGTACGATCAGACGGTTCCCGTCCCACTCGGATTCCAGCACGTCTACAGTTTTCTTCCTGTTTGTAAAGACTGCCGTCTTCGTCAGCCCGTCCCAGTCGGATGAAAACGCGAATTCGACGCTGACGGCCTTCGCCATGCCCGCCGTCAGAAGCTCCGGCGGCGAGCACAGATGCGCGCAGGCTTTGGTGATGTGGATCTGGATCATGTTATTTTGCCTCCTATGCAATCACAGTGCCGTTCACAAGCAGTTTCCCGTCGCTGCTGCACCTTAATGCTGCGTATTTGCTTGCGTTATAGCACAGCCAAACCCTATTTGCAGCCACCCCGTAAAACGGCACATTTGTCGCGCCGATGCTTTCATTCCCGTAAAGTGGCAGCAAGAAATTGCTTTTGACGTACATGCCGTAACTATCTTTTTTGATTCTGTCTGGCGGAGCGCTCTCTCCTCCGCTCCCGCCGCTTCCCGGCGGCCCGACAACGTACTCGACGATATAGCTGCCGGAGATCCGCGCGACCTTGACGCGGTCGCCCGCAGCGAAGGTGGCCGACGTGTTGCACTTGTAATGCTTCGTCGTGGCCTCGGTCTGCCCCTCGAGGATGAGGGACAGACCGTCGTCATAGACCGCGCCGACGGTCGCAAGAAAGTTTTCCGGCAGGTTTTCGTCCGGCATCTCGATATTCGTCACAAACAGGCTATCGATGCCTTCCATTATGCGATCACCGTCCTTTTTGCGGAATGTGTCATGAGGCTTCCGGCCTGCAGTGTGACCGACCAGCCGGTTTCGAGGTAAATTCCGCCGATCTCGTCGTGCGTCAGGGCGAGGATATCGCCGACGCCGTGCCCCGGCTCATTGAGCGTGTAAAATGTAATGGCGCGCGTAGCAAGCAGCGACTCGTTGCGGCGCTTGTCGGCGTAGGCCTGCAGCTCCTCCTGCGAGGCGATATTGTCTACCCGCTCGACGGAGGTAATGCGCATGCCGCGCTTGAATGTGGATTTCTTGGAGGCCGGATTGTCGTTGACGGCCGTCGCCACCATGGCCGCGTCCATGTCCGGGTTGTTGCAGGTCACGACGAAGACGTTCGGCGCGTCAAAAATGTCCGTTTCGTCCGACCAATCCGGGCCTGGATGTTTCTCCGGGAGAAACAGGTCCGTCACGCCGTATCGCCAGTCGATGATTGCTGCGGACGGCTCCTGATACGGTTCGAGCCTGCACACGCCGTCCGCATCAAACCAGAGGCTTTCATAGTTGATCTCCGAGAGCAGCGTGTTGATGATCGTCAGGTAGCTTGTGCCGATTTGCCAGTCTTCGCGGTCTGTTGCCAGCACGGCTGCATTCGGTGTTGCGATCACGAGCGAGATGCCGCAGGCTGTCAGCAGCTTGCGGATCTCGGTGATGTACGACGAGCCAGCGGCAAGATGCAGGATCGTCTCGGTTTTTTGCGTATACACGCGCCAGCAGCGGTCGTAGGCTTCGATCTCTACGCGCGTGCTGCCCGCGCTTCCTTTTTGGCTGACGGTCGCAGCCTGATAGATGCCGAGGGAGTGTTCCGCCCCGTTTACGATGATCCATGGCCGCAGCTCGTCCGATTCCCACGCCGCGACGGCATTGGGAAGAAAGCTGCCCTTGAGCGTGCCGTGGATGTTCGCGGCGCGGTCGCTCATGATCTGCGGTGGGCTGCCTGTGTCCCATTGCAGCTGCGTGATTGGCGCGCCGTTCCGGAGTACGTCGATGCGGTAGCTTACGTCACGGGTCAAGGGTGATCGCCTCCTCCCGGTTCGTGTGCGAGATGGTAAAGGAATAGCGGCGCATGAACTCGTCGCAGTTGCTCTCGAGCGACGGGAGCGAGCCGATGGCCATGTTGCCGTAGCGGTCCTTGAGGCAGACAAGGCGGCCGACAAGGGCCTCCAGCGCGAGGGCGGCGGCCCGCTGCGCGTGCGGCCAGGCGCAGGCGACGGACAGGGCGCGGTCACGCTGCTCGCTGCGCTCCTCGACGGGGTAGGCAAGGCCCGCCAGATGGACGGTCGAGACACCGGCCGAGAAGCTGGTGCGGTTGGTGCGCAGCTGCGTTTCGGACAGGCGCATCTCGAGCCAGACGCCGGTCTCGAGGTCGCAGATCATGTTGGTCTCGGGCAGCACTTCGACAGTGTCGGAATTGGACACGCCGTAGTTGTCGCTGTCTGCGTAACAGCCGCGGACGCGGTAGGTCACGCTGCCGATGCTGGTGTGGTCGACGTACTGCTTTTGCGTGGTGCGGGCGATGGCGACGCCGTCCCGCTCGATCAGGTAAAAGTCATAGCTGCCTGCGGTCTGCCAGGTCAGCGCGGCCTCATGGCTTGCGCTGGCCGACAGCGTGATTGCTTCGCCCTCGGTGTGCGAAACGGGGAGCGCGGCTGCGCTCCACTCGGACCACATGCCGTACTTGTTCTGCACGCGCACGCGAACGGTGTAGCTGCCGTCGGCGAGGTAAACAGGGGAGCGCCATGCCTTTTCTGTGCCGTAGACCGTTCCGGAGGCGTAGCCGTTGGAGAGCGTCAGCTGATAGGCTTCCTGCTCGGTGGTCTGCCAGGTGATGCGCGGGCGCGGGCCGGTGGACTGGATCACGATGGACGGTGCGGACGGGGCGTTGATGGCGATAAACTCTGCCTTGTCGCTCCATTCCGACGGCGTGCCGTCTGTGTTGTAGGTGCGCACGCGCCAGTATTTTGTTCCGCTTGTGAATTTGTTCGCCGGAACGTCGTAATACTGGTTTTTTCCCGTGACGGTCGCGAGGGTATTCCACGTCGTGCCGTCGGCGGACCACTGCAGATCCGCCTTGCTCTGCGGCGTGCCGGTGGATATGATGTGCTGCCATGAAAAGCGGTTGACGATGGTCGCGTCGATGACGATGCCGGAAGGGGAGACGGGCTTGGCCGTCGGGGTAACGTCTGTTGTCGTGATCTCCTGCCATGCGGACGTTGTTGTCGTGCCGCTGTTTGCCGTCACCTTTACGCGCCATTCGAGCGTCCCGGACGGGAATGTGTTTGCCGGTACCGTGCAAGAGGTCGTCGAGCCAGATACGCTTATCGTTTTTGATGTGCTTGCGTTTTTTACGCGCCACTCAAAAACAGCGGAGGTTTGTTTTATCTCCGCGAAGCACGTCTGTGTGAGATCTGTGTCGTCAGTGGTATCCCATGTAAATGTATTTTTTTGCGTTCTGTTTACAAAAGCCCCTGACGACGGTGCGAAATTCTCCGCCTTTATTCCTACATTATCATTAGAGTATTCGCACTCAAGGAATGGTTTGTATGATGATTTTGCACCATAAAAAATCGCCTCTGATGCGTGTCCTTCTCCGCCCGTTATAAAAGCAAACAAAAAGCCGTTGCGCAGACCGTGCTCAAGTCCATTCTTCTCCGCTGCATTGTATTGCGACATTGTGAATGTCACCTGCGCCTGTACAACTTTATTGAGTTCGTTCCAACTTGCCGACCCGCTTGTTGATCCATCTTTCAACTGCTGCGGCTGCGTCGCGTATGTCGCCGTACTTACATCAAGCGGTTCTTTCAGCCCGAGCGCATAGGCTGATATATACGCTGCCCCCCAGCTCCCCAAGATGCCTTTCGTTGGCATTGCATATAGCACAAGCTTAACCTTTGTAATGCGTTTGTACTTGTACGCTGCTGCCGGTTCTCCGAATTTCAGTAGTATGTTGTCCCACCCTCCGAACGTTCCGGAATGGTTTGTAAACGGCTCCACAAACAACTTGTATTGTGTAAGATCCGAGAAGTTCGTGTTCGGATAGTTTTTCGCTACTGCTGTTGATCCACTCGCCGGTACTGTAAAGGTTGCCATTTACTTCGCCCCCATTCTGGCTGTGATACGTGCGTTTTTGGCGATGCGGAGGATGGTGTCGAGGTCGTCCACATGATCAACGTAGACGGTTGTGTTGTAGGTATCGCCGGAGGTGTAGCGCGTTTCGCTGGCTGTCTGGATGCGCGATCCGGACGGCAGGAAGATCCGCTCGAGGCCGTTTTCGTTCACCCGCGTCCAGCCGCCTCGCCAGTTGTCCGTTCCGGCGGCGTTGCCGCCCAGATAGCGGCGAACCCATTCGTCCTCTGTGATGCCGATGGTGGACGGGTCGCCGCGGGCAACTGCATCCTCGTAGGCTTTGGCGAGGTCTGCCGCGCTCTGCCCCCACTGCTGCTCTGTGTAGCTATCGAGCAGATTTTGGTAGTTGTTACCGTTGCCGCTGGAATAGCCAAAGCCGAGCGCGTGCGTCAGCTGCCCCCAGCCTTCGCCGATGTGGCCGGTCGAGATGTTTACTACGCCCTTGATGAGTTCCGCCGCGTCGGCGATGAGCGCCATTACCTTTGCGAGTGGCTGCAATGCCTTGGTCAACGCCGGTACGCGGTTGTTGGAAAGGTCGGACATAGGGTTCAGGATATCTCCGACGGTATCCAGCAGCATGCCGAACGAGTCGACAATGCCGGAGTCCTTGAGCGCCTTGCCGCCGTCCTTTACCATGGTGGTCACGTCGCCGTAGAATTCTTCGAGGTACGGGGCGAATTCGGCTGACAGCTGGTTTTTCACGCCCTCCTGCGTGTTCTGCAGGCGGGAATAGGCGTCGTCGACGGCCTGCAGGGATTTGAGCGCGTCCCTGTCGAGGACATAGCCCATGTCGTGCGCTTCCTGCGCGTACTCCTGCATCTTCTCGCTTCCGAGCTCGATCAGCGGGTTCAGCTCCTGTGCGGACTCGGACATGAGATCCATAGCCAGTGCGTCCCGCTCGGTCTTGTTTTTCATCTCGCCGAGCGCGTCGATGGTATCGTAAAATACATCCTGCGCGCTGCGGAGGCTGCCGTCGGTGTTTGTAATCTCAACTTTCAGCCGCTTGTACGCCTCGTAGGCGTCGCCCGTACCGGTCGCGGCCTCCTGCATCTTGTTGGTGGTTTCCTTGAGGCTGTCCTTGATACGGTCAAAGGAGACGTCCGTGAGGTCGGCCATGTAGTTAAGCTCCTGCACGGAATCGGTCGTCGTGCCGGTCACGGAGGCGAGCGTCAGCAGATCGTCCGCATTCGAGGCGGCTTCCTTCGTCATGGAGATCAGCGCTTTTTCCGCCTTGACGATCGCCGCAGCGACGGCAGCGAAGCCGCCCGCCAGCGCCAGTGACTGTGCATCGAGGCTGCCCATGGCGTTCATGGAGGACTTCATGCCGTCTGGCAGCTGAATGCCGAGCTTGGACGTCAGGCCGTTCACCACGTCGCCGAGGTTGCCCATCTCCTTGCTGGAGTCGGCGATCTTCTGCTTGTTCTCGTCGAACTGGTTGTTGAGATTGTTTAGCTCAGCCTCGGCGTTGTTGAGGCTTGCCTGCCACTGCATGGTGCGCTTGTCTGCCTCTCCGTATTTCTCGGCCGACTGCTGGAGCGCAGCCTTGAGATACTCGATCTTCTCCGCCTGCGTGGAAATCTTGCGCTCTAAGACGTCATTCTTGGCGTTTAGGGCCTCTACGCTGTCCGCGTTCTGCGCGTAGGCAGAGGATACCTTGCGCATCTCCGAGTCCAGCACCTTCATGCCGCTGCCGATCTCGGAAATGGCCTGCTTGTATTCTTTTTCGCCCGAAAGCGTAAATTTTGTATTGATGTTCGGCATGTTAGGTGCCTCCGTTCAGATAGGCCGACAGGCTTTGCGGCTGTTCCTTCTGCTCCGGCTGCTTTTGCGGCGCAAGCGCGTCAAGCAGGAGCGTCAGGCGGCGCGGACTCATGGTCTTCCAGAAATCCCGCTCCGGCAGATGCAGCCGGAAGAGCCAGATTGCGAGATAGCCGGGGAAATCAAAGCCCAGCTGCTTTGGTTCCCCCGGCTGTGTCAGTTTTTTTCGTCCGGCGTTTTCTCGTCGTCCGGCGCGGTCTCGTCAGTTTCCGTCTCCTTCATGATCTCTGCACGAACCAGCGGATAGATCAGTTTCCCGGCCTCGATGGTCTGCGTCAGCGAGAGCTTGCGCCCCAGCTGCTTCCGGGTGAATACCAGCGGTAGGCCGTTTTCATCCTTGATCCCCTGCGAGTCGGCAGCGTCGGTCAGCATACCGGACAGAAAGGTCAGCGTGCTTTTGATCCCGCGGACTCTGTCAAGCGCCTGAAAAAGATTCCCGTCGTACTCTTCCTGCACGTAGGCGATGACGTTCATGTTGCAGGAGAGCCGGTATACCCGGCCCTCGAATTCGTAGTCAATGGTTTTCAGTTTGGTCGTTTCCATTAGGATTCACCCAGCTTTCCCTTGATCCATGCGACGGCTGCCTCTGCGGTGTCTACGGTTTCAGTTTCGAGCAGCAGCTCGTCGGTGGAATCGTCTGCGAGGAATTCGCCGGTCGTGGTCGGTGTGTTGAACTGGATGTTCTCGCCCTTAGTCTGATAGGACAGCGAGGGCGGGCCGAACAGCGCTTTCGGCACCCAGACGCAGGTGTACTTGGTCACGCCGTCGATCTTATCCGGCGCGTAAAAGCCGACACCGACGTAATTCGCGATGTCTTTTGCCGAGAATTTCAGATTTTCCTTGCTCGTATCGGATGTGCAGCCGTAGAGCATGGCCTGTGCGGCCCTTTTGATGTACTTGACGGCCAGCGAGATCGTGCCGCCGGTGGCAAGCTTGATATACTCGGCAAGTTTGGATTCTGCGTACAGGCGGCCCTCGGCGAACTTGAGTTCCAGCTGCGCGCTCATGGCGTCGCCGACGTCGGTCGGCTCTGTGTAGGTTACGGTGCCGGACGTGTTTTTATACTTTCCCGCCCGGATGCCGCGTAAGTCAAAACTAGGCATTACAGTAAGCCCCTTTCTTTCAGCTTTTGTGTAAGGATTTTTTCGAGTTCCGCGTTCACGCGCTTCTGCGCGCTGCGGACACCCTTTGTCCAGAAATAAGTCCCGTCGATTTTTCCGTATTCCGCACTGCGGCCGTAATTCAAAACAAAAAGCACGGTCGCTCTGCGCGTTCCGTGCTCGTTTTTGCCAACTGCCGTGATGGTGATATACGGATCTCCGTTTTTGTCCTGCTTGATGGTTTTGCGGTATTTCACGCTGGAGGCGTAGGCTTCCGTGCGGAACCCGCTCGCCCGGACGGCATTTTGCAGCTCCTCGACGATGATATCCCCGGCGGCGTACAGGAGCTCCTTCTGCATGTCCTCATCAAAGACATTCGCTTTTTGGAGCGTGGCCATGAGTTCGTCTGCGCCGGTGATAGAGATGTTAGCCATACTCCGCGCCCTCCGTTTCGGCGATGAGCGCGATCTGCGTGCGGCCTGTTTCCTTGTCGTATGTTTCCATGTCGACGGTCGCGATGTAGCCCGCTTCCTCCAGCGCGGCTTTTACGCGCTTTAAAAGCCCGGCGGCAAAGCCCTCGGCAAAGATGGAAACGGCGTACTGCACGCCGGTCTCGGCCTCTCCGCCCTCGGCGTAGATCTGGCCGGACTGGCCGAGCAGCTGATATGTGATGTAGGTTTCCTTCGCGCCCTTGTATGGCGGATGGCAGACCGGAACGCCCAGGCTTGATAGCGCCTCATAGATCATCATGCGCCGTCCCTCCGTTTGCAGGTCAGCTCGGTTTCCTCTGTTTCCTGCCCGTAGCTGCGAACGACGTCAAAGACGTCGGAGCCGCAGACAAGCTGCTGCTCGCCTCCGTATTCCTTGCTGTGCATCCGGAAAATTGCGTCCGTGCGCTTGCCGGCTTGCGCGGCCTGATAATACTCGGCGCGGTTTACGGACTTGCGGGCAGCCCAGACGGTGGTCTCCCGCTCGAGTTTTTCCGTCGTCTGGCCGTTTACGATGGGGTAGGAGAACAGGCGCAGCGTGATTTGCGTATCAAAGATCACAGCACGCGCCTCCTGTTCCGCCGCTGGCCGGGACTGCCCGGTAATCGTCCGAGAGTCCCATGGCGTCGCGGATATCTGCAAAGCAGGTCTTCCATTCCTCGCCCCGGCCGCAGAAATCATGCTGCCAGCGGACGTATGCGCGGATGGCGTCCTTGACCAGCGGATCTTCGTCCGCTCCCTCTGCGCCCGCAAGGTGCAGGCGCATGAGGCAGGCGTCGATCTCGTCTTTGAGCTCGTCGTCAAGGGCGTTTGTGGTTAGCCGCAGGGCGGTTTTTGCAACGTTGATCAAAGCCAATGGTCATCCCTCCCTGTTGGCCGCGCGCCGTCAGGCCTTTTTCTTGGTCAGCGTGACGAGGCTGTTTTTGTCGACTACCTTGCCGTCGACAAGCGCCAGCGCGACGGTCACCTCGTCGTCGGTCGTGTTATCGGTGTACTTGCGGAACGTCATTCCAAGGTTTTCGTTCCAGAGGTAATCCTTGAAATTGAAAATGAACGCAAATATCGTGTCTGCGGTCACGCTCGCGGTGAAGGACGGCAGATAGTCGCCTACAAGCACAACCTCGCGGCCAAAGAGCGAATAGACGGGCTTGCCGCTCATGCCGTAATTGACGCGTGCAACGGGCTGCTTCTTGTCGTCCACCATGCCGACGATCTGCTCGAAGAAAGTCTTCTTCGACATGCACCAGACGGCGTCCGCGTCGTAAGCCTGCGGCAGCGCGGCCTCTGCCTTGACCAGATCGGCGTATGCCAGCGCGGTCGTCGCGGCGGCGATGTCGATGTTCTGGCCGGTCGGCGCGGTCTCCTTGGTGATGCCCTTCGGCTGGCCGGAACCGGAGCCGCTGATGATGGACTGTTCCTCGGCCTTTACCATTGCCTCGGCGACGTTCGCGACAAACTGCGATTCAAACATCGGGTAGGTCACGATGGATACTTCGAGCGACATGGAGATCGCGCAGCGCAGTTTGTGGTAGGCAAACGTGATGGAGCCGATCGCCTTCTTCTGCTTGTCGGAGCCTGCGCCCTCGGCAACCCAGGAGGCCGTCGGCTTGGCCGAGCTGGTCGGGACGGTCACGCCGCCCTTGTAGGAGGTGTGCGTCACGCGCGGCAGGATCATGCCGGTCGCTTCGATCTTCTCGTAGATCTTCTGCAGCGTCGTGGTCGGGATGGCCGCGCCGACGTCGGAGGTCTTCGTGTTCGCGTCCGCGTTGGTCAGCTCCTGCGGGATCTGCGTGCCCTTTAGCACGTAGTTCATAAAGGCCACCTTGTACTCCGGGGTGTCGTAGCGGTTGATCACGTCTTCGGCCTTTTTCTGGCCGGACAGGTCGACGGACTGCGCTGCCGCAGCCGGGGCCGCGACTTTCTGGCCCGCGAGGGCGTTGAGGTTCGCCTGGATCTTGGCTTCCTCCTCAAACTTGGCGTCGAGGGCTTCGACTTCCTTCATCTTGGCCTGTGCCTCTGCGGTCTTGCTTTCGTCCAGCAGCTTCTGGGCGTCGTCCATGAGCTTCTGGCGCTGGATGTTGTAAATTTCCTTCGTCATTTCAATTCTCCTTTGAGTTTTAAAAATTTCAGTTTTGCTTCTGCCTGCGCCCGTTCGGGCATAAAAAAATCAGGCTCTGCGGCCTGACCTTTTAAAAAGTTTTCCGCGCGCCGGAGCGCGTCTTCGCTGAGCATGCCGGAATAAAAATCCGCTGCCAGCGGCTTCTGGCCGGTATCCGGCTGCATCACGCGGTCGACGAGGCCGAGCTCTACGGCCCGCTCCGCTGTGATCCATGTTTCTGCGTCCATCATGGCGGCGATCTCCGCCTCCGGCCTGCCGGTCTTGGCGACGTAGGCCGAGATAATGGCGTGGTTGGCGTCGCGCAGCGTCCCTGCTGTGTGCTCCATCTGGCGGTAATCGCCGCTGGTCTCTGTCTGCACGTTGTGGATCATCATCATGCCGGTCGGCGTCATTTCTGATTCTCCCGCCATGGCGATGATGGACGCGGCCGAGGCTGCGAGGCCTACAATGCGGATGTGGACGCCGCCTGCGTAGCTGCGCAGGGCGGTATAGATCTCGCTTGCGGCGAAGATCTCGCCGCCGCCGGAATTGATCTCGACTTCGGCCCGCTCGCCGTTTCCCTTGGCAAGCGTGTCCGCTACGGATCTCGGGCTCGTCGCCTCCATTCCGTAAAACTGATAGAAGCGGTGCTGATTGCTGGATACGATGGGCCCCCGAATGCTGATCTTCATGTGGTTTCATCTCCTTTCTGCGTGGTGTTCCGGTCGACCGGCTGCGTGTCCAGCCTGCGGATTGGCTTGTCTCCGCCGTCTACCGGTGCAAGATTGAACGCACGCCGCCATTCATTCGGCGTCAGCGCGCCTCTGTCGACCAGCTGCAAGAGATTGAGCTTTGTCGTGGTCGACGCGAAATCCCACGCGGAGGCCTCGAATACGATGCGATTCCCGCAGCCGCGCTCGCGCCGGGAGAATAGTTTGCGGGTGTACTCGCCGCTGAGCTGCTTCAGCACCGGCTCGATCTCGGCGTCAAAATACGCGCTCTGTTCGTCCTCCGTCGCGATGGACGTTACGATATGCGGGTTGGTGTTAAACAGGGCATAAATGCGCTGCGTGGTTTTGTCCATCTGGGCGGCGTTCGGGACGTAATCCTTGGGGTCAATCTGCTTCGCCTCTGCCTTTGCATCTACTGCTGCAACGCCCGTGCCGTTAGTCACGTTCAGGAAACTGTCCGCGAAGTCTTGCGCGCGCTGCTTCACGTCCTCCGGGCGCATGGATGCGGCGAACATCAGCAACCAGCGAATCACGGCGCTGTTGCGGATGGCCTTGACGATGCCCTGATCCGTCGTGGTGACGATCTCCATCAGCGGCACAATGGCCGGAGCAATGGGGTCGCCGAAGATGTCGTTCTCGTAGAAATCCCCGCGCAGGTGGATGATGTCGTCATAGGCAAACGTCAGCACATTGCCGTTCTGCATGTAAAATTTCAGGTATAGATTCCCGCTCGCGTCATAGACAGCGTCTGCCTGCATGGCTGCGACCGGGAAAATGGCGTTCGGCAGGCCGTTTTCATCCCGCAGGATCACGGCGAAGGCGTTGTTGTTGAGGACCAGCTGCGCGGCCAGCTTCTCCTGCAGCAGCTGGCCTGTCATGTACTGGTTCGGTTCCTCGAGCAGGAACCGGATATACGGCTCCGGATTTACGGCGAGCTTCCGCGCCGAGGCCGTGACTGTCTCCCGGATGTGCTTGGCCGTCAGCTTGCCGATGGCCTTGATCTTGGGGCGGATGCAGGCGCGGACGATATCGGACTGATACATTTTTCCGTTGTAGCTGTAAAAGCCATTCCCGCGCTCCTGCACCATCTGAACGGTCGAAACGCGCTTGGTCGTCGTGATATTCGTCAGGAGGTTTTTAAAAAATCCCATTGTCTCACTCCTAGAGCATACTGGTGTATTCTGCCTGCTTCTGATCGTAGATCGTGTAGGCATCTAGCAGGGCCGCCGTTCCGTCAATGCGGCGCGTGGACTTGCTCGTTTTGTGCGGCTGGATATTGCCGTTTTTGTCCTCGTCGTAGGCGGTGTTTGCCATGCACCACTTGTCGATCGGGTTGTTGTTGTAGACGATCCGCTTGGACTCCAGATCGTTCCCGCAGCGCTTCATCGGCTCGGACAATGTTTTCACGCCCTGATGCACGGGAATCATGGCCTCTGCTCCAAAGTAGTCTGCCATGCTGTCCGTCCAGTAAGACGCCGACCACGCATCATAGCCGATAAAGGGTATAAAAATATCGAGGTCTTCCTGCACCTCGATAAACCATGTCTTGACGTCCTCATAGCGGATCTTGTTTCCCTCTGATAATCTGAGCAGCCCGCGCTCATGCCACTTGTCGTATGGGATCTTGTCCTCCGTGACGCGCTTTTCCAAGAGATCCTGCGGCAGCCAGTACATCTGCAGCACAAACAGGATTTCCGGCAGCTCCGGCACTTGGAACAGCACCTTTGCCGCCGTCAGGTCTGTGGTCTTGGAGAGGTCCGCGCCGCCGATGCCGTAGCGCGGGTAGGACAGGATACGCTCCTGCGTCTGGCCGTCCGCCATGTGGTGCTGCCAGATCAGGCGGCGGTTTTCCCTGTCGAGCTGGAAGGTGTCGCGGTTGTCCAGCTGTTCAAAATTGAGCCAGGCTTCGCTGGAGGTCTCGCGGATGTTGAAATCCTTGCAGACAAGATTTCGGACGAGGGCCGGGTTTTTCTCCGCCCGCTCAACCCGCTCTTTGAGGGCCGTGTAGGACTTGATCGTCCCGAGGCCCGGATTTGCCTTTTTCCAGCAGTCCTGGTCGGTCCACTCGCTGCGCTTGTCGAGCTCGTAAATAAACGCGATCCGGCGCGGGTCGTGGTACCCGTCCGGATCTTCGTAGCCGTTGATGATGCGCTCGGCCTCTTCGTATTTTTCGTCGTAGATGTCTTCTCGAATGGTGCCGGCGGTGGAGGTGATAAATCGCAGCGGCTGCGCGCGGGCCTGATCGCCGTCTGCAATGATGTCGTACAGCGGTCTGCCGTTTTTCCACTGATGGATCTCGTCCATCATGGCCCCGTGGATATTCAGGCCGTCGAGCGTGTCGCTGTCCGAGGACAGCGGCTTGAATACGCCGTCGTTATAATCGCTATCCACCTCGCCGACCAGACAGCGCGTCCGTTTGCGCAGCGCCGGTGATTTCTGCACCATGCGCTTTGCTTCCTGCCAGATGATCTTCGCCTGGTCTCGCTTTGTGGCTACCGCGTAGACTTCCGGGCCTGCTTCGCCGTCCGCCAGCTGTAAATACAGGCCGACGCCGGATGCCAGCAGCGATTTGCCGTTTTTCTTGCCGACGATGAGGATGGCCTCGCGGTACTGCCGGTTTCCCTCGATGTCGATAAACCCGAAGACGGTCGCCAGCAGCGCTTTTTCCCATAGTTCCAGCCGGACGAGCTGGCCGCCCGCCTTTCCCTTGGAGTGGTGGCAGTAGTTCTCAAAAAACTCGAGGACGTGGTTGGCGCGGCGCGGCGAGTAGTAAAACTCGGAGTTTCCCGCTCCCAGCTGCTCTACAACGTGCCGGTAGGTTTTCTGCACTTTCAGGCTGACGGTCTCGCGGCCCGACTGGATCGCGTCCCAATACTCGAGGATGGGGTTGTAGGTCGCCGGGTAGCGCGTGAGTTTCATTCCTCGTCACGCTCCCTGACAAAGCTTGCAAAGCCGTCGTCCTCCTGCTTCTGCGCGGTGTCCGGCTTCGGCAGGAGCGCCGTGAGCTGCTTGATGATCTTCTGGTAGTTTGCGTTCGTCGAGTTGTACGCCTGCCCGATGGGCCGTGCACGGTCATAGGGCTCGAGCCGCTCCGACTGCTGGAATTTCTCCGTCCAGCCGTTTTCCCGCAGGTCGTCCGCCATGTCCTCGCACTCGATGCGCATAAAGGCCGCCTGATCGATGAGGCCCGCGACGGTCCCGGCCGCTTCCTTCGGCAGATTCCGGTAAAGCTTTTTCAGGCGCGCTTTCTCCGCGCGGATCCGCTGTTCTTTGGTTTTTTCCCGCTGATTCGCCACAGAAAACGCCTCCTTTTCGCGTGATTTTTGTCGTCTGTCCGCGCGTGCGCGTAGATTACTTATCGCCGCGCTTTTGTAGGGGGGCCTCGCGAACGGCCTGCGTATTCTTCCGAGGTAGGGCGTGCGGTGATTCAGCCGGCGCCCCGGCCTCGCGCGACGGGGGGGATCGGGTCTCCGGCGGCGTCGAAGAAAATTTTTTGCGTCAGAGATTTTGTGACGCCGTGCCCGTCAAACTGATCGTGGCAGTCCTTGCAGACGAACTCGAGGTTGGAGTAGGACAGGCTGACGTCCGGGTCTGTGATGTTGTCCGGTGTCAGCGCCCGCTTGTGGTGGACGATGTAGCCCGGTTTGTCCCGGCACTCTTCGCAGAGCCCGCCGTCGATGGCCCGGCGGAACTTGATATACCCGGCGCGGCATTTCTTCCAGCGCGCGGATGCGTAAAATCGCGCGGCCCATGGCTGCATCCTGTTCCCTCCAATTCTTCACGCTATCACTGTAGCACATTTTTTTGGCCCTGTTGGCTCAATTTTTGCGATAGCCAAGCTCCCACGCCGCTTCGTATACAAAACGGCTGTACATGCGCTTGGCTGTTGACTGGCTGACATGCACCCGGCGCGCGGCGGATTCCAGGCTTTCCCTCGGCCAGATCCATGCGTGCAGTCGCACGACCTCCAGCACGTCGGCTCCGTCCCGCCATGTCTGCGCGGTATTGATCGCGGCTTGCACGGCAGCATAGTCCTCGTACTCCCGCGAAGATAAAACGCGCACAGCGATATCTTCGACGGCGCGCCCGGAGGAATGTCCGCCCGGCTGTGCAGAATATCCCGGCGTGATCTTCTGACGGCTCATGTCCCGAACCTGTCTGTCCAGTTTCGGGTATTCGCCGATGGTGCGGCAGACGTTCCAGTACCACCAGTATCTCGGCTTCGACACTTTTCCACTTCCTTCCTGCTTCGTTCTAAAACCTTACGCATATACAAGGCTTAATTTAAGCGGCTCCCGTTCCGCTTGTGCTCTTTTGGATCAACTACATATTTATAGCATTGATACCCGTACTTTGTTGTCCGGGCCTCGACTAAGATGTAACCGCGCGGGGCGACGGGCGGATGCTTGAGACTGTACTCGCGCACGGCCTCGGTTGCTGGCTCCGGCTCCGGCCGGACGCAGTTGCGGCTGGCCTTGTACCGGTGTCCGCCGAACTCTTTTCTCCAATGCGCGTGCAGGTAGTCGGCCAGCGCCTTATAATCCCGGCCGTGGTCGACTTTGTTTCCATTTTCGTCCATGTAATAATTGTGTTCCCGTAAATGCCGAACCTCGATCACGCTGCCGAGGCCCCAGATCCTGCCGATCTCCTCCTCCGGAATGCCGTCCGAGATCATGTGCAGATGGAACCGGCTCGTTGACTTGCCCTGTCCGTAGACGATCACGATCTTGGCGTTTGGGTATTTATATAGTAGTCGGCGGTAGAATCTGTTCCGAATCTGCCGCATTTCGGCAGCAGTATGTACCTCGTTTGGGCAGTCCAGCGTAAGCGTGGAATACAGGCTGGTCGGGCCGAAGTTGGCATTGACGAGCGCTTCCAGCTTTGCCTCGGAGATCTTCCGGTTGAATTCGTCCTGCTCTTCCCGTGTCTGGAAGCGCGGCTTTCGCGGTTTGCTGGTTTTTTTGTCCGCGCCATCGGACACGGTATAAACGATCTGCGTACATACCGCCCCTGTAAACAGGCGGCGCTTGTGCCTCTTTGCCATACTCCATCCTCTTTTATACAAATAGTGATAGCTGCGCCGTATGCGCGGCGAAGCGCTCCTCTTGTGCCGCAAAATAATCCTTATTGAGCTCGCACCCCACAAAATCCAGCCCTGCGTCATATGCAGCGATCCGGCTGCTCCCGCTCCCAAGATGCGTGTCGATGATCTTGTCTCCCGGCTTTGCATACCGGGCGAAGATCCACGCATAGAGCGCGACAGGCTTTTGCGTTGGGTGAATCCGTTTCTCGTTTTTTCGCTTGTCTCCCTGTTGGGTAGCGCCGTCGGCGATGCTTTTGCCCTGCATCATTCCGTTCCACATATACCGGATCAGTCTGACGCTATCATGGCAATTTGTCGCTGCGATCTCGCAATCGCTAAAGCTGCTCTCCCCGTTGCACTTATCCCAGACAATTCGTCCTGGCGGAAAAATATATTTATAGTAGTTGCAGCCCCAGACTATGATCTTCTGCGCCACCCTGTTTAGCTCATCAAAATATTCTACGCCCGGGATTTCCCACTCCGGGGAGATCGGGTAATCTCTATGCACGCCGATCTTGCTTACCCTGCTGCCGTAATAGCCCCGGCGTTCCGGGCCGCTGAAATACGGAGGGTCTACCACGGCCAGATCAAACGCCTTATCCGGCAGCGTCCGCATATACTCCATACAGTCCATGTTGTACGCAATATTCACAGATATCCCTCCCATCTCTGCCCGCTCAAAGCGTGGCCGGAAATTCCGGCCATGCGTTCAGCGGATAGCGTCTTCCAATTTCTTTATCGCCGCGTCAAGCCTGCGCTTCTTGTCGCGCAGCTCGAAAAATACCAGAACACCCAGCGCGATCCACTCCAGCGCGGCAGCAAGCTCCAAAATCTCAATGATCATTTTCTTCTCCTTCCACTCCTTCCAATTCTCCTTCGCAGTATGTGCAGCGGCTCGGCAGGCTCTTCTTCAAACCGCCTTTTTTCCAGAGCTCGAAGCACGGTTTCTCCGGTCTGCCGCAGTATGGGCATCGGTAGACACGGAAGATATCATCCCAGCGCCAGACCATGCGGACTGCGTTTTTCTGTTTCAAGTCCCATCGCCTCCCTCATTGCTTCAACCAGCCTCTTTTCAAGTTTGTCCTGGTCGATCTTCACTTCCATCGTTACGCCCTCCTGCTCTACCCACACGCCGTCCGTGCGCTTCGTAAATCCTGCTGGTGCAAAATTTCTGGCGTGTTCCAGCTCCGGCGTATGCCTGCACTGTGGATAGCTGCACTTCTCGCAAGCCTTTCTGTCGCAGAGGAACAGGATATTCCGCTCTTTCGCCCACGATACGCCGTTCGGCAGAAGAACGACTGACTGCCCGATCTCCGCCGCAAGCTGCTCCTGAATCTTTTTCCGATCTCCGTCACGCACTGCGACTGCGCATTCCAGCAAAATCATTTTCTTTTTTCCTCCACGTCTTCCGGCGGACGGCTGAACGAGAATTCCTTGCGGTTCCCAACAAACTTGGGCTCCGTCCACCTAATCCCAGCGATTTTCATGCCGCATTGCGGGCATTTTTGTGGTCTGACGATTCGTTCTTCGAGTCCAAAGTCAAGGGTGTCTTCTGCGCCAAACGGAAAGATGTGCCATCTTGCATCGTCGCTCACGCTGAATTCGTCGAAGATATAGTCGCATACCGGGCAAACGGGGCACGAGTCCAAGACTCCCTCGCTCTTGCTTCCTCGTTTTTTGATATTTTCTTCTGTTCTTCTCTGATTTTCTTCCGCCGCGTCGTTTTCCCGGATCTTCTGGTAGTATTCCAGCAGCTTCTCCCCGGCATTTTTGAGCAGCACGGTATAGCAGTCCGGCACATCCTCCGGGAACCATCCTGCGATGGGGCCGCCGTTCAGCAGGCACTTGTCGCAGTCGTCCGCCCTGCACGCCCCTATTGCCTGCATGATCTCCGCAAAGCTCATGTCCTTTTTGCCAAGCCGCAGCGCTTCCCGGCGCTTCTTGTCTTTCTTACTCATTCCTGTTCCGCCTCCATTTCCTTGCGCTCCTGCATAAATGCGTGCAGGTAAAGCTGCAGCAAGCCCTGTGCAGTATTTACGTACTTGGTCAGCTCTTTTTTGCTGATCAGCAGCCTTCCGGCCGTGATGATCCGCATGTCCGGCGTGCCGATCACCTGTATGCACGCCGGGTCTTCGGTCTTCTGGCCGTCTGGTGTCATCTCAAAAAGCGGCGGTACAAGCTGATCCATCGTGATTCTCGGCGGGTATTTTTCATCCCGAAATTCAACCTCCCACTTTTCGTCTTCCATTTTCGCCTGAAACGCCCCGAGCTCTCCGTAAAAAAGCTCCATGATTTTCCCCATTTTTGATACTCCTTTCACACTTCCACGCACTCATCGGCGCGGATATTGATGCGTTTGCCGCCGGACTCGATCACATATCCCGGCGCTTTAAACATTGGGTACCGCTCCGCTTGGTATGTGGCTCCGATCCTTGGCTGGTATTCCGGCCATACCGGGACTTTGGCCGTTATGCGGATTCGGACGAGCCTGTGCGGCAGGCGCTTTTCGCCTTCCGGACTCTCGGTGCGCAGACCCTCCAGCTCCTTTTCCAGTTCCCGGCGGCGCTGCTCCAGTCTTTCTGCCTGCACTTTCCCGCGGCACTCCTTCGAGCAGCACCTTGTCTCCATCGTGATCGCGCTCGGTACTTTGTAAAACGTGGCCCCGCAGACCTGGCAGACCAGCGCGACCTTGTTGGATTTGCCCATAGTTTCACACTCCTTCGTCTGGGGGCCGGTATTCCGGCCCCCGTAGGCAGGACGGGCTTTCACCGTCTGCGCACCGGCGCGCCGCGCTCGCTTGACTTACGCTGCGCATCTCCGGGCGAGCCGCCCTTGACTGCCATCAGGCGGCTTATAAAAAGGAGGCAAGCGATGCACGGGGGCTATGCGAGACCCCCGTGTGGGGTAACGTTGACGGGTTCCGTTCGTGCGCACGTTCCACACGCGCTTTTTATTCCCGGCGCACGTGCTTGAGGGATTTTCCGTGCGCCGGGTGCAAAGCCGGGGTTTCCTTCCGCAGCCGTCTCATGGCGGAGCGGCTGCGGCATAAGTCCGATAAAATATGGTCCCCGGCTGATTGCCTATTCCTTGGTGCTGATATCCTTGTGCAGCAGGCCGTCCGCGCCCTTGACAAGCGGCAGCGCCCGGCGCCGCACCTGCTCATCCGGATTCCATCCGCATTTCAGGCAGCAGGCCGTCGTGCGGTTCATGCAGGCGTTCCCGCTTTTCGGCAGGCCGCACGGCATTCCCGTCCGGCATTCGTTTTTTTCTTCCGGCATTTTTAAATCTCCTGTATATCGATTCCGAATTTCGAGCGCATGAATTTCCGGTTGCGCAGATACTCCTTTGTCCGCGTCGGCGTGGACTTCACATCTTCTACGACGAGCTTGCCGCCGAATTTGTACGAAAAGTCCGCCGTGTACCGCACTGCGCGAATGCGCTCGCCGGTTTCGGTGATGTAGCTCTCCTGTAAGGTAAACTGCGGTTGGAGCCGCAGGTCGGAGATAATGCCAGCCCGGAGCATCGCCATCAGCTCGTCATACCGGCGGGCCTCCTTCTGGCTGTCGAAGCGCAGCTCTCCGCGCTCGGCGGGCGCGCTGTGATACTTCGAGGCCTTCTTCGGCGCCGCGGCAGCCCCCGGCATCTGCTGCCGTGCATAAAGCTCCCGCATCCGCGGCGGCATGTCCGCCATGGATTCAAACCGCAGCCCGCTCATTCCGTCACGCCTCCCGTATTTGTCTGATATTCTCCGTAGCTTCAAGAATCACTCTCGGTTGGGCAATACATGCCGTGCTCCTCAGAGCAGATGACAATACCGTTTGCGTCGGTTCGCACCTTGTGTTTGCAGTCCTTGCACCGCACCACCTCCGCAACGTCGGCGGCGGGCACTTTTTGCAGTTTATCGAGCAATCGGCTTACCCTCATCACGGGTGCCATGCACGCCTCGCTTACCCATTCATTGGCCGCTTTCACCGCCTCCGCGCGGCTGATAAATTCTTCAGTCATCATGCAATCTCCTCATTTTTGCTCCGCAATCCTCACAGTAAGATGCACGGTAGTCATCCCATTCGTGTTCTTCACCGCAATTTGAGCAGATCTGCATGCCGTCTTCCTCCAGCCATACGCCATACACAATCGGCGCAGCATCGGCAGTGCGCTGACGCAGCAGGAACGTTTTCACCTAGCCAAAGCTCACTCGCTGCCATCGCTCCCGCCCGGATTGCGGATTCCTCCGTTATTTTGCCCTCGTCCATTTTCTTCCGCAGCAGCTTCGCGTACAGAGTGATCGTCAGCGTATCCTCTACCACACCGGCGTTTGTCTTCCAGCGTGGCTTTGCCGCCAGCCCCCAGTTTGCATGGTTCCGGCTTGTGCCAATTGACATGAGGATCTTTCTTGCGCGTTTTCTGGTCATGGTTTGCCCTCCGTTTCCTGCAAAGCCTTTTCGGCCTCCTCGCGGGTTAAAAATACGGTTTTGCCGATGTCCTCTGGTCTGATTGTCCCGAGGCCTAGCGTATTCAGCACAGTCCGCCCGTTCAGTGTGCTCACGTCCGATACGGTAAAACTATATACCCGCTTAACCGGGTGATTGCAGTATGTCCACAGTTCATCTCCCTGCCTGCACAGCAGCACGACCACGCGCCCGTCCTTGTCGGCCTCGGCAAGTTCGCGCAGGCGGGTATAACTGCAAAGGCTTTCCAAATCAGCAAGACGCATCAGATTCAGTGCGATCTCGTCCGCCTTATCTTTCGGCAGAACTTCCTCCGGCGCACACCCTCTGTCCTCGTAGGCTTTCAGCCGTCCGTACAGATCGCGGGCCATCTTGCGGAAAATATCCTTGCCAAAGCCGTTGCTCGTTGGGCCGTTGATCAGCACGTTGAGCGTGCTGTCCCGGCTCTGCTTCCAGTCGATTTCCTTGCCGCCGATCGCGGCGTGCAGAAATCGGTCGGTGCCCGGGTCTACGTTGATATTAGGACTTGTCAGTCGTTCCATGTCTCTTCCTCCACATACCGCCAGCTCTGCGGCGGGCGGGTGATTGGCTTGGGTTTTACCTTGAGCGCTACCTCTACCTCATTTGGCACAGCGTAAAATTCCCGCAGATCGCGCGGGGTGTCGTAAATCTTGAGGTTGGAAATGTGCCAGCCATATAACTCATTCGCGCCATTTGCATACGCTCGAATTTCATCGGCAGTTAGGCACGTGCGCAAGATATCATCTTCGTTCAGCCAAAAGCGGCTATTCGCGAAAAGATCTGTCACACGATCACATATAAACTCGCCGACGACCTTCTGCCGCTTGCCCCACATATCGCATACTGAACCCTTTTCCACCTTGCCAAAAACCGTCTTGCCGTGATAAATCTCCCCGTAATTTTCATCCCCATCTTTCAGGATGAAAGCAAGCCGCTCTTCTGCTTTTGTGCAGTAGATGTAGCACTTAAACGGCGTATCCATCTTCGGCCGCGTCTTTCGCACCTCGATCGTTTTCTCTCCGCTTATGATCTTTTCGCACCACTTCGGGCGGACGCTGATTAAAACAGCTTTACTCATGCCTTGCCTCCTTCCTCCGGCGCGCCCGGTACGCCGCGCAATACATCTGCAAACATGTGTCCGCTCCCAGTTCTTCTATCAGTTCCGCGGGCGGCTTCTCTTTCCGGTAATACGGGCAGCCCGTGCAGTCTTCGGATAGACCGCCCGGTGTAGATGTGCGCCGCAGCGTCTGCACGATTTTCTTGCCTTTCATTGCGTGTCCTCCATTGTCTTTCCCCACGCGGCCAGCTGGGCGCGTATGGCTGCGCAGAGTTTTCCGACCTTGTCCTCGTCCTCGATGCGGCTGACAGCCTGCGTCAGCTGGTTAAATGCCGCCTGCCACTGGCTGAAATGCAGGTGTGCGGCCGTCATGTCCTTGTCGGACATGACGAGCTTTTTGCGCAGATCCTCGATCTCTCCGGTCAGACGCTCCTTTTCCGCGTCCGAATAGGCGGTTTCCGCCATTGCCTTTGCCGCCGCCAGCTGCTGCTTCAGCCCTTCCGCCTCCTTGCGGACGCGCTCAATCTCCTGTTCAGTCTTTGTGGTCTGCTTCCGCCATTCGTCGGTTTTCTTGCGCAGCTCCGTTTCCGCCTGCGCCCGGACCTTGGCCTCCGCGTCGCGGATCGCCTGCTCGTCGCGCTGGACAGCGACCTCGACGGGCCGGTTCTTGAGCGCCTCCAGCTCGTCCGCCATGCGGCAGGCCTCATCCTTCGCGGCGGTCAGCTCATCTTCCATGCCGCGCAGCTTCTCATAGGCTTCCTGCGCCTCTTTTTTCGCGTTCTCGGCGCGGAGGGAATCGCTGTTTGCCTGCCGCAGGGCGCTTTCGCGCTCCTGCCGGGCGGCGTCCCGCTCCTTGATCGCTTTTTCCAGTTCCCGGGCGGAAAGATTCTCCGCGTCGACTGCTTCGGCAAATTCCTCGCGCTCGTCTTCCGGCACAGCCAGAAGCCGCAAAGCATTGGAAATACTGAGATTTTGCAACGTTGACGATTCTGGCACAGCCCCGAAAATGCCGATCTGCACCGCGCCGTACTCGTTGAATACCCGCATAAATCTGGTAGCGGTCGCCTGGGAAAACTCCGTGTTATTCTTCAGCCACGCGCCCCAGCCGCCATACGGGACCATGCTCTTTGCGGCCTCCAGCCGCCGGCCGATCTCGACGCCATAGTAAAGCGTCATGGCCTTTGCCTGCCGGGTCAGCTCGCGGATCTCCGCGCCCAGCTTTTCCGGAGATACCATCAGATTCTGTTCACTCATGCCGCTGTCTCCTTTTTCGTTTTCGCTCCGGCTCGTTTCATCCGCCGGATGTGTTCGAGCCATCTGTCTACAAATTCCTGCACTTTTTTCGTCGGCGCACAGTTCCGCAGGCCGTGGTTCTGAAGCTCTTTCACTGTTTTCAGTTCCACCTGCAGCGTGTACCATGGCTTGTCCGGCGCATCCGCGCGGCGGATGAAGAAAATGCAGCTGTCTCCGCGCGCCACGATCTCCCCGTAGGTTCCGACGCAGTGGTGAAGGGCACTGCCCTCGCCGACCAGTTCTTCCTCGGTATGGACGGGCCGGATGCAGATCCCGCCGTCCTCCCACGCCCACGCCTCCAGCGGCGCGACGACCTTCTCGAATGCCGGGCGGCGCTTTTTGATCGCGGCTTGCTCCCTGCGCTTTTCTTCTTCGTTTCGAGCGATGCGTTCCGCCTCTACCAGCCGGTCGTGCTCGCGCTTGAGGCTTTTCGGGAGCTGGACGTGCTCGTCCCGCAGGTCAAGCCCTGCGCGCCGGGCCATGTTCCAGTAGTCCAGCAGCATTGCGATGTCGGACTTTTGCCGTTCCAGATACCGCAGACAGCGCATGACGGTCAGCCGGCCGCGCAGCAGCTGCATACTTTTGCCTCCCGCAGCGTCCGGCAACAATACCTTTTCGCTGCACAGCTTGTTCAGATCGTAGATCTCCTGCTTTTTCAGCAGGTTCCAGTCCTCCGGCAGCTTTACCGGCTCAAACGCCCGCACCATCTTGTATTTCGCAAGATCGTCCTGCGTCCATTTCTCCCGGACGCAGAACGCAAATTCCTGCTTGTCGAGGCCCAGCATCCGGGCCGGGCGCTTCTGTTTCCAGTCGATCCATTCCAGCTTCGCGCTGTGGCCGCCGCAGTAGTCCCAGCTCTGTGTATCCCGCGTGATCGCCTTTGCGACCATGCCCCCGCAGCCCTGCACGATCAGATTCTCGATGTTCCGGTGCTTCTGCCATAGGCGCAGATACGCGACTGGCCGCGCCTCGTCTCCGGCCGCTTTCAGGTACTGCGGCAGAGCGGCGTTCTCAATGGTCGTGCCCGCAAGGTCTTTCGGTTTGCGGAACCAGTCTCCCGGCTTTGTCGCGCCCCATCTGTCGTCGTAGCGCTTGATCTGCTTCCAGTGATCAAAATAGTGGAGCGCGTGCAGACATCTCTGATACCCCGTCAGTCGGACGGTCTTTTTCTGCTCAAAAACGTAAGCCTCATACGGCCACATCCGGTAGACCTTCTTCGCGTCCTTGCCGATGTTCCGCTCTGCGCGCCAGCCCAGCAGGACGAATTTCTCTCCCAGCTGCCACGGTTCGCAGAAATAGACGTTATCGTCGATCCCGGCCCGTGAGAGCTGCCCGACGTGCTTTGCCCGAAGCTCCGCGCCGCACTGCGGACAGCGGAATTTGTCTTCCGGGCCGATCTGCATGATGCCCTCCACGAATCCGAACGGCGCCCAGCCTTTGCCGCAGTCCGCCCCTCTGACCTTCTCGGCGATCCAGCTGCCGCCGCAGGCCGTGCAGGCTACGGACACCGCGTTTTCCCGTATGCCAGTCAGCGGATCACGATAATATGTATCCCGGTAGATCGCGTATTCGGACTTGAATTTTGTCTGGATGCACCAGTCCAGCGCACCCTCGGACGGCTGCCTCGGCAGCCGCTCCTCATAATCGATCTGTTCGCTCATCCGAAGAAATCCTCCAGATTCACGATGTTTCCGGCCGGCGCAGGCGGTGCGGCGGGTTCCGGTTTCGGCGCTTCCGTCTGCTCCGGCAGACCGAAGTATTTGCGGATGATCTTCTCGGCCTCCTGGCCGGTGCAGCAGCTCCCGTTTTTGCACGCGAACGCTCTGATTTCGGCCTCGCAGGCCTTGAGGCTCATGCCGCCGTGCTTCAGATCGTCCAGCACCAGCTTTGCCGCCGCCTCATCCGGCGCGATCATCTCCAGCAGCTGCTCGCCGCACATCCACACCGGGCCGCGCGGCCCCTGCTGCTTGCGGATGATCTCCGTTGCCTCTTGCAAATATGGATTTTTCATGGTATACTCTCCTTGTACTTAACTTGTTACGGGGAAGTGTAGGCTTCTCTGCCCTCGTCCGGCTGGAACCGGTCGAGGGCATTTTTTATCCGAACATTCTGTCCGGCTGATAGCCGAGCTTGGCCACGCTGGCCGTCTGGTGGTATTCCGGCCGCTTGAAGCTGTAGCCCCAGCGTTTTGCCGCCCAGAACAGGGCCGCCGTTTCATCCGCCGCGTGTACCGTAAGCTGACGGCCTGCGTAGTTCACCACGAAATAATGCTTGCCGGTATATCCCGGCTGCTCGATGATGCCCGCGCGCTTCGCGGGCCGTTCGCCCGGGTAGTCGATGCTATTTTGCCGCATAGCTTTTGCCCCTCCTGTCTTTGTTTGCCGCCCGCTCGATCTGCCGGATGGCGGCTCTGTCCGGCTCCAGACTGATCTTGTCCCGGTGGTTGATGTCGTAGATGTGGTTCCGGATGCTCTCATAGAGCGCCCAACTGCAGCAGCGTGCGCTGCATCCCGGCTCCCGGCCGGGGCAGTCCTTCGCGCACGGTGACGGGATCTGCCGCATGCGCGGCGCGTAGATCTGCGCCGTCATAGCGCTTCGTCCTGCACGCACAGGAGCCAGTACGCCAGCTTTTGCAGCCGCGTCTCCTGCGCCAGCAGCGCGTCCGTTGTTTCGTGGTCGACGCGCGGCATTTCGCACAGGAGCGCCCGATCATTCTTGAGATCGTCCGCGTAGGCGTTCACCGCCTCGATCACGTCCGCCAGCTGGTCAGGGCGGAAGTCAACCGTGATCTTTCGCTCCTTCACAGGCATATCCCTGTAAAAAACGTCATCAGCGACACGCCGCCGAGGACGGCGGCGATCTCCGTCGCGTTGGCGCAGCCCGCGATGATGCACAGCGCGAAGCCCACGCCCGAGATCCAGACGCAGCCCAGCCGCGCCAGCCGCCGCATGGCCTTGCGCCACTGGTAGATCGCCCGGATTCTCTCCCGGCGCTCCTCCAGGCTTTCCCCTTCAGGAACTTCCGGCGGCTCATACCCGATCCGCCGCTCTGCAAGATTGGTTCTCATTTCTTCTCCTCCGTTCCGTCCTGTACACTGTCCGCCGCCTTGATCTTTTCCAGCACCAACTCGATATTCCTGCGCTCCTTCTCAATGCTCTCGAGCTCTTTCCCAATGGCTTCCCGCCTTGCTTCGCTGCCCGGCTCTCCCTCTTTGAGACGGAACGCATCCGCATCCATCCGGATCATGTTCCTTTCGAGTATCCACTTGAGATGCAGCCATTCAGCCGTTGTCAGAAGCAGCTTTTTCATGCCTTCGCCTCCGGCAGGCGTTCTGCCGATTTCACCAGCGCCAGAAGTCGCTTGTATTTCTTCACCTTTTCCCGGTCGCACTTTGCGAGGTGCGCAGCCCGTTCGGTCATTTCCTCGTTCTCAAATTTTGCTGCGGCGAGCGCTTCGGCCTCATTGTGGGTCGCGATCACAAGCAGCTCCAGCGTGTGCTTCAGCTCAAACCAATCGTCTCCGCTGAGAATCAGTTTCCGCATTCCGCTTATCCTCCTTCGTCTCCTGCATTCTCCTGACTAACCGCGCCAGACGGGCGTTTTGTGTCACGAGCTTCTGCGCGTTCATGTCCAGCCCCTTGCGCTTGAGCCCGTTTATGATCTGCGCTGCCTGGCACTCACACACCAGCGCCGCCTCGATCAGATCATGCAGCTCCTGCGCATCCAGCGTCAGGGTGTATGTACGGGCATTTGCCATGGTTAATAGCCTCCTTCGTGTTCCAGCAGCCAGTTTTTCAGCTGCACCTGCGCGACCGCGAAGCACAGCTCCGCGTCGCAGTCCTGGACGTTGACGAGTTCTTCGTCGTCCCCGTCGTAGGCGGTGCCCCTCCGCCACACCCGGACGCCCCAGTCCGTTACCTTGCTGTAGGTGATCTCAAGGTGCATCGGGTAGGTCTTCACCTTCTCGGCAAAAAACTTGAGGAAATCATCCATTCCCAAGCTCCTTTCTGAGTCGCCCCGCGATGGCTGCGCAGCGCTCTGCGTGCTCACATCTGATCTCTGTATCCGCGAAGCCCTCAGCGTGCCTCTCGCATGTGCTCCCGTATGCCGTCAGTTTTGTCACCGTCGCTTCAAACAGCGGGCAGTTTTGGCAATAATCCTCTACGATCAGCTTTATCACGTCTTCTTCGCCTCCTTATGTTCCTGTTCCCGGCGGTATCGTTCCGCCGCCCAGCGGGCTAAGGCATCGATCACGGACTCGCCGTTTTCTTCGCCGGGATGCTTAAATTCAAAAGTTTCGCCGGGGAGAAATCTCCCGTCCGGTCCCCGTTTCCCAAAAACGGCGATCATAATCTCACGCCTCCTTCCGCTCCTCCTGCTTGCCTTCCTTCGCCAGCGCCATGCCATAGGCGATATCGCTCAGACGCTGCATCTGCGCGGGCGTCAGCTTCTCGGTGCTTTTGTTCAGGTTTTCGATTGCCTGCTTTTCCTTCTCGGACATTTTTCTCACCTCGCGTTGTTGCGACATTTTGTTGTCACGTTTTGTATTGTGACTACACAATACCACCTTTTAAATGTTTTGTCAATACATTTACGCAAAATATTTTTATTCTTTTTGTATTGACAATACATCGCAGCCGTGTATAATATAGTCAAGGGAGGTGATACGGTGACGATCAATGATCGGATCAAGGATATCCGCCGGAGCACAGGCTTGTCGCAGACCGATTTTGCAGAACGGCTCGGCACGACGCGCGGGGTGATTACAAATCTTGAAGGGGAGAAAACCACACCGAACGAGCCGTTTATCAAACTGATCTGCCGGGAATTCAACATCGACGAGCATTGGCTCCGCACCGGCGAGGGCGAAATGCGGCAGAAGCTGACGCGTAATCAAGAAATCGCCGAGTTCATGGGCGTCGTCATGCACGATCCCGACGACGCGCCGCGCAAGCGGTTTGTATCGATCATCAGCAAACTCAGCGCCGACGAATGGCAGCTGCTCGCCGAGATCGCAAAAAAAATGGCCGAGGACGAATAACCGTCCCCGGCCTATTTTTTTATTCCCGCGCCTATGTGACCAACTTCCGCACGAATCTCCAGATCAGATCCAGATCCGCATCTGTGGCCAGCCGCAGCAGGCGCTTGATCTCTTTCAGCAGCAAATTCCGTTCCATTTCCATAAGTGCCTCCATTCTTCCACAAAAATCTCTTCTATTTTTTGTTTACTATTGCCGTTGAGGT